AGGTGGTGCGCGGCCCAAAGCCAAGCGCCTCGTACACCCCGGGCTCAAACCAGCGCCCAAAAGTCGGGTCGTACACGGCGCCATCGCGCATGACCACGGCATGCCACACGCTGCCACTGCTGCCGGTAGCTCGGCCGATCACCATGTCGCCCAGGCCAGCCGCCGCTGCTTGTGCGGCACAAGGGAAGCACCAACCCTCGCGGTCAGGGATCTGGCGCAGGCCAATCCCCTCGTCGGCAGACTTGATGCTGTCGGCGCGGGCCGCTAGGGTTTCGCGGAGCGCGGTTTCGCGGCCCAGCGAGTCGAGTCGTCCGTCACTCGTTGATCGAACTTCGGTTCGGGGAGAAGGAACCCACCAGCGGTTATTCTGCCGCCCGCCGTACCCTCTGGTGACCTCAGTTCGCGCTCGCTCGGCGGCTTCGTCTGCGAGGCGGCGGTCGTCAAAGTAGCCGATGTGGGATTCATTTCCGGTTCCTTCGTTTCTGACCACGGCCCAGCGGTCGCCAATGGCCTTGACAGTGATGATGCCACGGGAGCCGTCAGCGCGCCCAAACATCGTCCCGCCCGTGCTCATCGGGCTTCCGCCGCGCCGCGCAAAGTCCTCCACCTTCCAGACGAAGTGCGCCACGTCCTTGTCGGTCCACTCCTTCGGGTCGATGGCGTCGGCCAGCGCGAACAGCTTGTACTCCCGCAGCTTGGCCGCGGTCTCTCTCAGCCACTGGCGGATGCGCGACACCAGCCGGTCAATGCCCGACAGCGCCGCGATCTCCTCCACCGGCATGTCGGCCAGGGCTTCGTCCACCCCGGTCGCCAAGTCCTTTGCCAGCCCGGCGTCCTGCTTGGCTCGCGCCGCCGCACGCAACGTCGGGTTGCGCATGGCGATGCCGGTCAGTACCTGCTTGTACTGCTGGCCCAGGATGCCCCGGATGCCGTAGTGCCGCATCTCGTGGTGTCCCACGACGAAGTTGAAGCGCTCGGCGCTCTCGATGTGGCCCGGGAAGACGTGGATCTCGCCCTCGTGGTACGCGGCCTCCACGTCGCGCTCGGCGCCTTCGGCGTAGATGGCATCGCGCAGGGACTGCGGGGCCTTGTCCACGGAGTCGTGGATGATGATCGGCGGGGCCTTGGGCAGCGCAGCGCGGAGGATGCTCGCCAGGTTGCGGGCGTCGCTCTCGGGGATGCCGCGGCCGGTGCTGGCGCGGCTGAAAGGCGTGTCGCTCTCGCTGCGATCAATCACCACCATGCGCGCATTGGCGCCGGTGTTGACTGGCAGGCTCGGGTCGTTGAACGTGCCGGCCGGCAGCTTCTCCTCAGTGCCGCCCACGCTGTCCAGCCACTCACGGAACTCGGTGGCTTTCTTGTTCTGGTTCGTGAACGCCGACTCGCCCATGATGGCGACGATCCGGCCGCCGGGCTTCAGCAGGGTGTAGGCGTGGCGCACATGGTCGATGTCCCGGCCGTTGCTGAACGGGGGGTTCATGATGATGCGGTCGTAGCCGCTCTGCGTGCCCCGCCGCCGCACGCCCTCCACCTCGTCGCGCTGGTAGTAGCCGATCCGGTTTCCGGCCTCATCCTCCAGACGCACGCGCTGGCTGCCCATCCCGCCCAGACCGCGCAGGGTGCCCTCCTTGCCATCCGGCGCGCGGAACACGTCGCCGTAGGTGAAGAACTTGCGCGGCTCCATTTGCAGGAAGTCGTAGTACGGCTGCAGGTGGTAGCCCTTCTCCTGCAGCAGTTCTCGGCGGTCGTTGGCCATCTCGATCACGTCCGGCTCGGCGCCCGCAGCGCGGATCCGGTCGGCGATGTGGCCCATGCCGGCGCTGGGCTCCAGCACGGCCATGTCGGGCTTGATGTCGGCCGCGGCGATCATCTCGTCGGCCACGCTCTCCGGGGTCGGGAAGAAGTCCAGGCCGTCCTTGGCCTTGCCGACCATGGCGCGCTCCAGCATCTTCACGCGGTCGGCTTCGATGGCCTGCTCGCGCAGGCTGATGAACTCGCGCAGCGCGGAGCGGAACTCGGCCGGGGTCTCCAGGCCCATGCGCTGCAGTTGCTTGCGGCGCTCGTAGGCGCGCTCGAACTGCCACGGCGTGGCTGCCGCCCGCGCGTTCATGCGGTCCTTCGCTTGGCGCTTGGCCACCCGGCCGATGCCCTCCACCAGTTCGGCGCCGAACTCGTCGCTCAGGGTGATGCGCTTGTCGCCGTCGCCCGTCCAGATACCCTTGGCGATGGCCTCGCTGGGGCTCATGATGACGCGGTTCACACCGCGCTTCTCCGGGAACACGATGGCCTTGCCGGACAGCCCGCTGCGCTTGATGGCGCGCTCGGCCGTCTCGCGGTCCTTGAAGATGGCGGTCTTCACGTCTTCGCCGCTGCGCACGCTGAACGTGGACAAGCGGAACAGGTTGCCGGGCTCCTTGGCCCAGGCCGTGAACGCATCGCTCACGTCGTCGGCCACCTTCATCAGCCGCTCGCCGAGCTTCTTGGTGCCGTCCACCTCCAGCAGTTGCCGGCCCAGGCTGGCCAGGTCGGAGCGGTAGGCCGTGTAGCTCGGGAACTCGGCGTAGTCGGCGGTCTCCACGTCTGGCGGCTCGCCGCGGCGCTTCTCCTGCTCGGCGTAGGTCGGGTACTTGGCGCGCAGTTGGTCGCCCTTCGCGTTGGCAACGTAGGTCTGCAGCAGTTCGATCTGGGTCCGGGTGCGGATGCGGTCCAGGAACTTCGCTTTGCCGGCGGTCAGGGCCTGCGCGACGTTGCGCATGGTCTTGGCCATGGCCTGCAGGTTGCGCGCGCCGGCCTCGGCGGCGGCAGCGAAGCGGGCGCGGCGCTCGGTGTTGGCCTTGCGATCGCGGCCCAGGCTCTCGTCGGCGTCCTCCTCCATCTTCTCGGCCATCTCGACCAGGCGCTCGGCGGCGCTCTGCGAGCGGTCGTCTTCGTAGGCGTTGCGGCGGTCCTTGGCCGCCTCCTGCGCGGCGGTGTTGTCGCCGCCGGCCAACTTGACGAAAGCCTCGGCCTGCGACCGCTCCGTGAACTGGAAGCCCGGGATGGCGCCGCCACCCCGGTAGCTGCTGTAGTAGCCGCCGATGCGCTTGGCGCCTTCCAGCAGGGTCTTGTAGTCCTCGGTGCTCACCCGCTCCGACAGGCGCACCACGTACAGGTCGTGGCCCTTCTTGGTGTGCTTGGTGGCGATGATGCCGCCGTCCACCATCTGGCCGGCCACGCGGACCTGGGTGCGCTGCTCCTCCTTGGCGCTGGTGCGGCGGCTGCGGGTCTCGGTCGCCGCGAGCTCGTCCATGGTCGCGCGCTGCTCGGGCGTGAGCGTCAGGCGCGCTTCCTGGTAGTCCATGCCCTCGCTGGTCTTCAGGCGCATGTAGTTGCGGAAGTCCTGCAGCGTCTTCGGATCTTTCACGGACTCCATCAGCGCCGTGCGCTTGGCCACCTCGGCGTCGAATTCGGCCTTGGCCGCGGCGGCGTACTCGGCCAGCGACTCGGCGGTCTGGCCTTCGACCAGCGCATCCAGCGCATCGCGCGTGGCCTTCTCGTAGGCTTTTTCCTCGCCCATGGTCATCCAGCGCGGGCCGTAGTCCTTGCCCAGCGCAAAGCGGCTCAGCATCCCGTTGTAGATCATCTCAACCAGATCGCCCTTGGTGGTGCCGGGGCGCACGTAGCCGCTAATGTCCTGCAGCAGTTGGTCCTTGGTGCTGGTGTTGAGTTCGGCCACGACGTCGGCCTTCTCGTCGCGGAAGCGGCGGTACATGGCCTTGAAGTCGTCCGGCGTCGCGGTGCCGGCGCGCACGCCCTTGAACAGTTCCAGGTGCGCATCGACCAGCGGGGTCTTGCTGGCCGGCTTGTCGGCTGGCGTCGGCTTTTCGGCTTCGGCTGGCGCCGCGGCGGTCGGGCCGCGGATCTCGTCCACCATCGCGCGCAGCGCTTCCTTGTCGCCGTCGAAGAACTCGCGCGCCACTTGCACCTTGTCGCTCACACCCTTGATGATCCCGTCGCCGCTGATGGTGTAGCTCGACGGGTAGCCTTCGGCGTCGTTGCTCACGCGCTCAATGGTGTAGGCGCCGATCTTGTCGCCCTTCTTCCAGTTCAGCAGCTTGTCCAGCAAAACGCGCCGGGTCTCGGTGCGAATCTCCTCCTTGCGGATCTTGTCGGCGTCGGTGCCGTTGCCGGCCAGCAGGGCTTCGGCGTAGCGCTCGGCCTGCTCGGCGCGCTTGAACACCTCCACGGCTTCGCCCGCGCGTTTGACAGAGGCGTCGATGCGCAGCTCGGCCCGCTTGGTCATGCGCGTGAAGCCGACGCCCATGGGGAAGGCGTTGCCCTTGCGCATGGGGTCGGAAGCGCCGCGACTGATGCCGCCTGCCTTGGCGCGCAGTTCTTCAGCCTTGGTCACGGCGCCTCGGATCTTGTCCTTGTCGTCGTCGGGCAGCTCCACGCCGGCCAGTTCCGCCTCGGCAATGCGCTGGTCGATGGCGTCGGTCTCGGCCTCGGGCTGATCGACCGCTGGCGCTGCGGGTTCAGGCTCCGGCGCAGGCGCCGCCACCTCGGCCGGCGCCTCCAGCATCGCCTGCACCTTGGCGATCTGCTCGTCCACGGCCTTGCGCCCGGCTTCGTCGGCGGTCATCCCGGCCTTGCGGTACTTGGCCGCTGCCGCCAGGATCTCGGCCTTGTCCTCGGCGCGCAGCGCGTCGCCGGCTCGGCGGATGCAAGTGGTTAGGGACATCAGAGCACTCCAGCCGCGACCAGCGCGGTGATGCAGTCTAGGACCATCTCGTCCTCCCGCTTGATCCGCAGCGCCTCGGCTTCCTCGGCTTCCAGCGCCAGGATCGTCGCGCGGTGCGTGTTGTTGGGCATGCCGCCGCCGGCTCCGGTGCCGATCGGCGGCGGTGGGGCAATCGGTGCGTCGGAGTAGGCCAGGTCTCCCGCCAGCGTGAGCGTGCCTGACATGGCAACTCCGCTGCTCTGCACCAACTCCAGCGGGACATCGAAACTCAGATCGCCGGCCAGCGCCAGAGTTCCGGACAGCGCCAGCGTTCCGGACTGAGCAAGCTCGGTCTCGCCCGCCGAATAGGTCAGGTCTCCTGCGAGCGTCAGCGTGCCGGCCAGCGCCGGCAGGTCCATCGGCGCTGCGATGTCCCATTCCGACCCGCCGGCCGGTTGCGGGCTCCAGTACCTTTGACCGAAGTAGCGAGGACCGAAGAATCCGGCGCCGAAGTAGGAACCTGATGCTGCGGCCCCTACGCCTCCGAAGTACCGCGGCCCGAAGTACCTCCCGCCGAAGTAGCGGCGCCCAAACATGGCGCCCCCTTAGGTCACGTCGCGCGTGATGGCAGTCCGGTTGCCGTCCGCGTCAACGGTCGCGCTGATGCGGTCCTTCGTGTCGGCCAGGTCTCGGTACACCGCCGTCGTGGTGCCCAGACCCGAAGCCTTGCCGGCTGCGGCGCTGTTGATGAGGCGGATGGATTGCCGGCCCGTGGTCGTGCCGTCAACCTGCTCATCCCAGACCGCATCGGCAATCTCCGCTCCGGCATCGGCCGCCAGCGCGGCGGCGTCAATGGCCCCGGCCGCGAACTTGGCCGCAGTGATGGCCCCGGTCGCCAGCGATGCCGCAGTGATCGCGCCAGACCCCCAAGCCGTGCCGGCCGCGTGCGTGGTGTTGACCTCCGGCCGCCCGCTGCTGAAGGTGCCGGCCGTGCCGCCGAACGCATCAACGTCCGCCTTGGGCTTGCCGGCCACGCCTTCCGCCGCCATCAACCGGAACTGGCACGCGATGAAGCTGACGGTCTGCGAGTCCACCGTGATCGCGGACACAACGACCGTGAACCAGGCGCCGACCGTGTAGAACCCGCTGTCCGTGTTGTCCCCGGTGTCGATGCTGAAACCGTGGATGCCGGTCAGGCCGTCGAAGTCGATGCCGTCCGTGTCCAGCAGCGTGTACCCCGCATCGCTCGCGCGCTGGGTCGTGCTGCCGTCCTTGTAGATTTCAATGTCCGTCACCGCGAGGCCGGACATGGTGATGCTTGCGCCCGTCGATCCGGCAAAGGTGTCGAAGAACACCGGCAGGACATCCCCGGCCGGAACGTAGAAGACAGGGTATGCCATGCGTTACCTCACGAGGCCGCGCAGGAGCCGGCCGGAAAGAAGGGGAGAAGACATCAGGCCGGGGCCAACGATGGAGCCACCGCCGCCAGACGACCCGTGCACCTGGATCGGCACGATGTAGTTGGCGACGGTGAAGTTGTGCGTCCAGTTCAGTGTGACGGATGCGGCGCCATCCTTGTAGACGGCGGCCTCGGTCGCCTGCCCGGTGGCGTTGGTGTTGGCCCCCAGCGTGGTCGGGCTAGTGGCCGTGATCGTGATGCCGGCTTCAGTGCTGACGAGCACCAGCGCCATGCTGTCGGCGTCCGACGTGTACGGCCCAGCCGCCTTGGTGCCGCTGCCAGAGGCCAGCGTCTGCTCGGTGCCGACGCTGTAGCGAGGCGATCCGGTGCAGCCGTGCCACACTTCGACAATGCACCCGGGCCTTTTGTCGCCGTTGCTCATCGTGAGCGTCACGGTGACGTTGCCGCTGCCGATGGCGCTGTCGCTGGTGATGACGAATGTGGACACGTCGCCGCCCACCCCGGGGCGCGTGCCGTCCTTCACGCGAGTTGCTGCGGCTCCGTTGACCGTCACGCCGCTCACTGTGGCGGTGCCGGTGTTGTTTTCGCCGCCGTGGATGATGATGACGGTGTTCGGATCGTTGCCGATGTCGACCGTGCCGCCTGCGCTGGAAGCAAAGCCGGCTGCCGGGAAGCTCGCGCCGCCATACCGAGTGGGCCGTGCCATTAGATGGCCTCCGTGGCGTAGAAATAAACGTCGTCGTTCGTCGCTGACACCAGATAGCAGCCCTTTAGGTACGTCGAATAGCCAAACCGGCCGAACAGCCCGTTAGCGTCCGAGACTGGAGGTGTCACCGAATTGGAGCCGTCCACTGTGAGCGAGCCGCGCGTCCATCCAGCGCTGGGGTCTTCCTCATCGCTTGGCGTAAGTGTGCTGATCTGCGTTGTGTTGCTGGCCTGCTGGTACAGCAGCAGCTTGCCCAACTCGGCCGACCACGCGAACCCCGTGCCGACGAAGTTGGCATTTGTCAGGCCGGAGGCAAAAGACCCGGACAGCGTAGGTGTGACCTTGGCATAGCTCCCCTGATCCAGCCGCACGATGACCAGCGTGCCGGCGCTCCACATTGCCAGCACGTCCATGCTGGGGATGTAGACCATCGCGCCGCCCGACGTGATCCACCCGTAGTCGTTGGAGCCGCGCCCCTGCGCGGTGCCAGCGTCCACGTCGATCTGGATCAGCCGCGACGACCCGTGCCCCACGCACCAGATGCTGCCCTGCGCGCCGCGCGTGGGGTCGTAGCAGGCCGCGCCGTCGTGCGCAGAGCCGGTCCCCTGGCCGGCGATGGCCGAGTAGTCGCAGAGCAGGTGGGCCTCGCCGCTGGAGTCCAGCCAGTGGGCCTCCTTCTTGCCGCCGCCGGTCGGTGCGGTGTAAAAGTGCCCGGTCCTGCGCGTGATGACAGGGCCGAGCCCAGGGACGAAGGTCTGGTTGTTGTAGCTGTGCACCGCGCGCAGGCGGCCGTCGAAGTAGACGCCTGAGGTCTCCAGCCCGTCGCGCGTGGTGCCGGGCTCGATGGGCGGGGTCCAGTCGCCGCCGTTGGCCGGGTCGCTGCCGGTGGGCGGACGCACCATCACCCAGGTCGGCGCCGCGTCGGCCAGGCGGATGCGGTACGGCTCGTTTCCACCGTAGTCGGTGTGGCCGCCACCCAGAGGCATCCACCACGTGCCGGTGGCTTCGTCCCACACGCCGCCGGTCCAGGCAAAGAGGCCCAGCGTCTGCCCGCGCGCGATGAAGTCGGCACCCGGCGGCGCGATGTCGGTCGCGCCCGCAGTGGGGTCGATGTCGGTCAGCTGGTTGGTGGCGGGAACGACGGCCCAGGTGTTCGCCGCCATCTCGCGCCGCCAGTACGGCAGCACGCTGTGCCCGATCCTCAACCCACGCCCCACGCGCCGCCCCGCTCAGGCCCGCGGCGGGATCTTGACCAGCGCGCGGGCCAGCTCGGCGATGCGGCGCTTGAGCTGCGACCAGTGCGGGCCCCAGACGGCCTCGATCTCGGCCGCCAGGCGCAGTTCTTCGGCCTGCGCCGCCTGCGTGGCGGCGATGGCCGCGTCCAGCTGCTGCTGCAGCGGCGCCGCGCGCTCGTAGGCCGCGTCGCGCGCATCGCACAGCGCGTGGTAGGTGGCGGCCATCTTGGCTCGCTCATCGCTGTCCTGGGACAGCAGTTGCTCGATCGTGTCGGTGGTCATGCTTGTCCTCGTGTGCGGAGGGTTGGGAAGTACATCAGCTCGTGCAGCCCGCGCGCCCGCAGGCGCACGCCGCTCTGCGCTACGGCAGGCTTGCCCTTGATGGGCACACCCTCGCCGTCCAGCCAGGCCAGCGTGAGCTCGGCGCCGCACTGCGTGCGGATCACCAGCAGGTGCCCGTTGGTGGTCACCTCGGCCACGGTCTTGCCACGCAGGCGGCTGGTGATGTCCATCAGGCCAGCTGCCAGAGGCCGTTGCTGGCGTCGAAGTCCAGCGTGAAGGTCTCGGTGTCGGCCAGCGTGATGCTGCTGCCGTAGTCGTACCAGCAGACCAGCGCGTCGGCCGGCGAGGTGGCGCTGTCGTTGTAGATGTCCACGTACCGCAGCGGGCCCACGCTGGCGCCGGTGGCCGTGAACACCTCGTCGGCGATGGTGACCTTGGCGGTGCCCGTGGTCTCGCTGAGCGTCACGGTGTCCAGCGCCAGGCCGCCGCCGGCGCCGGCGGTGTAGCCGCCGCCGGTGCTGATCTGCGTCAGGTCCGACAGGATGGTGTTGGTGGCCGTCGGCGCGGTGTTGCAGAAGACGGCCTTGAAGGTGTGGCTCGACCAGTTGTGCACACCCTTGCACAGCTGCTCGACGTAGTCCTGGTGCTTGTTGTAGCTGGCCATGGTGGCTTGGTCCTTTCAGAAAGCAGGGCGGCCGGCGCGTGCGCTGTGCACGGCCGGCCGCTGCGGGGCTCAGGTCAGGTTGCTTCAGGCCGGCGGGTTGGCGGTCGCGCCGACGGCCGGATGACCCAGGATCGCCACTGCCGAGATCAGCGCCGCCGAGGCGTTGTTCGCCGGCGTGATCGTCAGCTTCGTGTAGCGCTTCGACCCCTTGTAGCCCAGCTTCCGGCACTCGTTGTCGTCGTCGAACTGGAAGCCGGCCAGCGCCTCGGTTCCGATCAGATCGGCGTCGGCGACCGCGGTGTAGGTGCCGCCCGACGTGTCGCACTCCTCGAGGAGCACGGCGAACGTGGTGTCGGCGTCGGCCACGGAGCCGATCGAGATCACGTAGGTCAGCGAGTCGAAGCCCTTGCGGTCCACGACCTGGCCCACCTGGGCGGTGTTGTCGGCGACGCTGACCGGGCTGATGGCCCGCTTCACGTCGATGCTGTTCATCAGATCCTTCATGGGGACTCCTTCAGGTGTAGTTGCTTGACCGGCCGCGACGTGCGGCCGGCCGGTTCAGGTTGCGATCAGGCGATCAGGACGTGGCGCACTTCATCAGCTTCAGCGCCTCGAAGTTGGCGATGCCGCCACCCACGCGCCGGCGGCCGATGAACTTCACGTTCGGCACCGCGGTGTACGGGTCGCGCAGCACCGAAACACCGCGGCGGTCCACGATGTAGTAGGCCCGCTGAAAGTCGCCGAAGGCGATGGGGTAGGTGTTGCTGCCCAGGTCCGGCATGAAGTCGTCGGTGACCACCGGGTGGCCCAGCAGCTGGCCCACGGCACCGTTCATCAGCATGGACGGCGCCCAGAGGTAGATGCCCTGGCCATCCTTGAACTTGCGGATCGTGCCGAGCGTGGCGTCGTTCATCGTCCAGACAGCGCCAGCGCGGTACTGACGACGCAGCCCGTGCTGCAGGTCGATCAGCGCGTCCGAGGGGTTGGACGAGGCGAAACCGCTGGCGCCACCGCTGGCAATGTAGCCGACGCTGCCCCAGGCGTAGCTCGCGTTGGCAACGACGCTGTAGCTGTGGATGCCGCGCGGGCCGTTCACGCCGTCGCCCGTGATGAAGTCCGTGCCCTCCATCTCGGCGAACTCGATGCCCATCTCTTCGAAGAGGTCGGCCTCGACGTCCTGCACCGAGTCCTCCAGGCTCTCGGTGGTGATGCGCTGCTCGCTGATGTAGGTGCCGGGCGTGAAGGTCAGCTCGGACCACTGCGGGCTGGTGCCGTTGCTGGGCGCGGTGTTCTCGCCGCCGCGCGACGCGCCGGCGAGGCCGCCGGTCTTCACCAGCTTCTTGTAGCTGGCCGCGCCGATCGGGATGACGCGCGCGACCTGGCGCATGGCGCTGTAGCGACGCAGCACCCGGTCGATGCCCGACTCGCGCTCCTCGCCGACCAGGTAGCCGCCCTGCGGGTCGGTGCCGACGTTGATCGTCTTCACCTCGGCCTCGGTCATGGCCTGCACGCCCTTGCGGACGTAGGCGCCCCACGCCTGCTTGTAGGACACGTACTGGTCCGCCGTGATGTCGGCCCAGCCGTTGCCCTTCAGCTGGCGCGCCTTGGCGTTGAACGACTTGACCTCGGCCTCCAGGTCTTCGGCCTTCTTGCCGTCGCTCATGTTCGGGCGGCCGGCCTTGAGGGCCAGTTCCTTCAGCGCGGCGCCGGTCTCGGTCAGCGACTCGTTCATCTTGGCCAGCTTGGCCTCGAGGTCGGCCACGGCCTCGCCCTTGGCCATCTTGGCCAGGCGCTCGTCGTTGGTCTGCTTGAACTGCTCCCAGGCGGTGCCCTGGGCTTCGACCAGCGACTTCAGCTCGGGGATGCCCACCGGCGCGTTTGCCAGCAGCACGCCGGTGGCCAGCATGTCGGGGGTGAGCGGGATGCCGCCGAACGCGAACGCGGCGACGACGGAGATGGTGAGCAGCGCGGCGATGATGCCAAAGCTGCGACGAGAGACGTTCATGGGAGTCCTTTCGGATGGGTTGGTGGTGGTGCTCACGTACGGAGCGCGGCCGTGCTGCGCTGAAGCGCCGCGGCCAGGTCGGCCAGCTCGCCGGCGTCCGGCTCCGCCGCGTCTCGCAGGCGTAGCGCGGCCTTGAAGCCGTGGCTGATGGCGATCTGCGCTTCCCTTCGGCTCAGCCCCGCGTCTCGCATGAGCCAGGCCTCCAGGTCGCGCTCGTTGTCCAGCGACTTGACCGCGCTGATGCGGGCCTTGCCGTTGGCGGGAAAGGTGACAAGGCTGACCTCCAGGAGGTCGACCTTCTTGAGCGTGCGGCGCGGCTCCTCGGGCTTGCTGCGCTGCGCCCACTCCTTCGCGATGTAGCCGATGGAAAGGCCGCTGATGGCGGGCCGCGGATCCATCTTCAGCAGCGCGTAGGCCTCGCGGCCGCGCGCCGTGTCAGCCAGCTTGCCGGACACCTTCAGCCCGACGCCGTCTTCGGCGAGGCTGGTCCAGATGCCGATGGGCGTCATGTCTTCGGCACCCATGCCCCAGCCGCCATGCTGCAGCAGCATGGCCGGCCAGACTTGGGACTTGGCCGCGGCCGCCAGCGACTCGGCGAATGCGCCGGGCTGGATCACGTCGCCATAGCTGTCGACGTTGCCGAAAACGGCGCCGTAGCCCTCAAAGGTCATGTCGTTGGATTCCGACGGCGCGAGCTTGAGCTCGCGCAGACCGAAGCTCGCGCGTTCGATGGCCATACCAGGCCCTCCTTGGTTCAGGCTGCCGGCGGTGCCGGCGCCACGTTCGTCGCGACAGGCAGCCGCGCTGCGTCGCCGCCCATCGGGTTCATTTCCAGCAGCTCGCGGACCTCGTCCTGAGTCATCCAGGCCGGCGAGCCGCCGCTGCCCAGGGCCTTTGCGAAGTAGTCGCCCTGGTCCTTGATCGCGCCGCGCAGCAGGCCGGCTGGCACGAACTTGGCGTAGTAGCCGTCCTGCACCTGCTTCTTGCCCAGAAGGTGCGCGTCGATCGACTGCTCGATGCGCTGATACCAGGGCGACAGCGTGTGCACGACGTGCGCGATGAACTGCTGCTCGCTGCTGGCGTAGGTCTGCGACTTGTCGGCGTGGCCGACCATGATCGGCATGACGCCCATCGCGCGGCAGACCTCCTCGACCTGGAAGCGCCTGGTCTCAAGGTGCTGGGCGTCCACTCCGGTCATCGTCGAGGCCAGCCACTTGGCGGCGCGGTCGACGATCATCGGCAGGCCGGCGTTCTCTCCGGCGTAGTTCTTCATCAGGTGCGTGCGCAGCGCATCGTACTGGGCCGCGCTGAGGTTGCCGTCGACCGAGTAGGTGCCTGACGTGCGCAGCCCGTTCTTGTGCAGCGTCGACTGCGACTCCTCGGCGGAGATCGACAGGCCGATCGCATCGCGCGCCAGCACCAGCGGCTCCAGACCATCCCAGCCCGACCAGCCCAGGCCGCGCACGTGCCAGACCTCATCCTGCTCGTACACCTGCGCCGTGCCGTCGGCTAGCGTCACGTGGTAACGCAGCTTCCCATCGCGCAGCCGCTCGACGCGCACGCGCTGCGGCTCCAGCGGCAGCAGCTCCAGCAGTTCGCCGCGGAAGACGTTCTTCACCGCGATGTGTCGGCCGCACAGCACCATGTGCAGCGCCATCGTCTCGCGGTACTCGTAGCTGGTCTGCCACTCGTTGGGCTGGTTGTGCAGCAGCCAGTACAGCGGATGCTCGCGCGCCGTGCGCTTGCGGCCGGCCTCGTCCTGCATGATCTTCAGCGGCACCTGCGCGATGCCTCGCGCGATGACGCCGGCGCACGCCAGCACAGTGCTGACCTTGAGCGCGGTCTCCCAGGTCACGGCCTTGCCGGACTTGGACCGGCGGCTGGTGATCATGCGCTCGTAGACGTCGAGCGCGTCGATCATGTCGACCGTGGTGGCCTTGCGGCCCCACGACGGCATCAGGTCGCGCAGCTTCAAGCCGCGATCTCCCAGAACGAACGGCCGGCGGCCACCGGGTTCATCGCCATGACCTCGACGGCGCTGAACAGCGACATGAGCGGGTCGATCTTGGCACTCCCGCTGGCTTGCTTGGTGATCAGCACGGCATTCCCCTTCGGTTCGACCTTGGCGTTCCCGACGCACCAGTCCATCAGCGGCTGATC